GATTGAAATTGGCGCGTGGATAGGCGCGTAGCCCTAAATAGAAAGCCGCTTGAGATGTGGCATCTATTGTTTTCTCCAAAGTCGTCTGGATTGATTGTGCCAGCGTGCCATAGACATCGATGGATGCTTGTTCGGAATCTGAGACTTGCTGACCGTTTTTGTACTGAATCGTGATCGAATTTCGGACATCGCCCGAACGAGTAGCAAGTTGAAGCCCTGAAGCAAAGGCATGGTTTGCAGTTAGATCCACATATCCATTGGCAGCCAGATAAACGCTTCTATGTGTGCTGTCCGCATAGCTGATCTGTCCGTAGCCATTCTCGTACAAATAGCCAAGACCAGAATTGGCAAGAGCTGCGACAAGGCTATAAGTATCCGTCACCGACGCTGTTCGATCTGTTAGTTCATAATTACCTTCATCGATTTCACCTAAACCAGAATTCTCGGCATTTGCCCAAGTTGTTGTTGGATCGTATCCAGCCCATGTCAAACCCGCCGGTACTTCGTTCCAAGCGCCGTACAGAATGCCTTGTAATACATCGTAAATCTGTTCGCCGTCTAATTTCTTCGCCAAGACTCCTTCGGTAAGTACCTTTGGAAGCCTTGAGAGCGCCCCTAGAGCCGTGATTGAGATCGTTTGGGTAATTCCTATCGAACCGCCAGATTGAACGCCTACGATGATGTCTGTAATTGAACCGCCGAAAAGAGCTACTGGATCACCGTTGGAATCATTTACAAATACCGTTACGCCCGAATTAATTGTCGGATTGATCCCAGAGTCGTCAAGATTAATCAAAGTCAAATTGCAATAACCAGCGATGGCTTGGGTGTAAATGTCGTTACGACCAGAGCCAATATTGAGATTTGCTAGAGCTACATCCTTGTATTCAACGCCATCGATCTCGATGCTCCAAGTTGGAGTCCATAGGCTCATGCGAAAGCAAACCTATTCGCGCCAAGTGTGCCGCGGGCATTTGACCGGTTAAGTACATCCACGATTGTGCGGGCTGTACCTTCGGCATCGATCGCACCATTGACGGTAATGTTGAAAGTGCTACCCATGCCGCCATTTGGGACGATTGTGCCATTTGAGCTAGGGACGAACATCTCCGCGCCTTGCTCGCCTACGACATAAGATTTGCCAGCCGATACCGCTCCACCAGCTGCGCGGAATCCGCCGAACGCAGAGCTGATCGCGTTGCCGATTCCCTTAACGACTGGATTATTTGCAACCAAGGAGATCAAGGATTGGATTGCTCCGACCACGCTTTTGACGATGCCAAAGAGTTTTTCAAAGCCGCTGATGAGATTTCCCACGACTCCAATGACAACTCCCAAAGCTATGCCGATTCCCTGAATGGCAAGCTTTAAGACTCCACCGAGCAAAGGTGCAACAAAGTCTTTTAAAAATTTAAACAAGGCTGTGAATTCGTCCTTGTTAGCCATCACCGCATCTTTGATCTGATTGAATGCAAATTGGAAGCCTTCAAGTACCGGTTGAAAAATGTTCTTGATGAGATCGATGTAAGTCTTGAAAGCATTGGTCAAGCCATCTTTGCCACCGACTGAATCGATGAATCCTGCCACCGCTGGGATTACGGTATTGACGATTGTATTAATCATTGGCGTAACGGCATCTAGAACGAAAGATCCGATTGTCTCTTTGCCTTCATCGAATGCGACTTGAAGTCGAGCCATCTTGCCTTGAAAGGTATCGGCTTGCTGAGCAGCTTGTCCGCCAAAAGTTGTCGCAAGAGACTTTGTAACTTCGTCCATCGACATCGTCTTGAGTTGAGCCGCTGTGAGTCCTACGCCTAATCTTGAGAGTGCGCCAGTATTGCCTTCAGCTGCGCGAGCCATCGCATTGGTTACAGCTTCGAGAGATTTACCCGATCCAGCTGCGACATCGATGGCGACCTTTTGAAGTTTAAGAGCCTCATCTGAATCTTTTGTGGCTCGGACAAAGCGCTCGAAGCTTGGGCGAAGCTGGTCATCGGTTAGTCCGGTAAGAAGTGAAGTTTGAAGAATCTGATTTTCGACAGCTGCAATCTGAGCATCGGTCGCGTTAGTAACATTCTGTAATGTGGTCGCCAGTTTTGCTTGAGCAGCTTCATCCGCGATCGCAGATTCAACGCCTTGCTTGAGAAGTACAGCGCCATAAGCAAGTGCAGCTGCGCCAGCAACGGCAAAAGCCGCACCAGCCATCTTCCCAAATTTTGCAACCTTATCGCCAAAGCCCTGCACTTCATTTTCAGCGCCTTTAACTCCACGCTTTAATTCGTCAAAGTCTGCGTCAAAGGTAATCTTTACTTTTGGAATACCAGCCATTAGTCAAGCCCTACCTTTCGAATTATGGTCTGAATTATGTCGATGTACTCTTTTGCAACGATCGGCGTGTAATAGTCCACAGCTGGATTGATCCAATAGCCGCGCTTATTGCGAGCCGCTTTGAATCGATTGGAATATGGACGACCGATTGAGTCTGTACCTTTGCCCGAACCGTATTCAGTTCCCCAAAGCAAAGCGCCCGCTGGCGCTGATTGCTGGCGTACTTTTGCGCCCTTGCCAGACTTGGATTGTTCGCCGCCGTATTTGCGACCGACCTTCTTTGATCCACCTACATCGACTCGGATCAATCGATCTCTTTTGGCTGTGATGGATTTAGCGACAAGCTTTGTCTGTGGCGATGGTGCTGATTGGCTAAACATAAGCAACTGTCCAGCAAGTCTTTGAGATAGTGGATAAGCCGCGTCTCGGACTTGATTCTGAGTCTCTTTGTCCAAAAGATTAAGAGTCTGAATCAAATTTCGAAGAGCTGCTGGCTCGACTTGAATGGCAAAAGTCCCTTGCTTACTTGCCATTCCTTTTCTCCAATATCTCGATTGCGGTGTAAATCTGCTCCGCCGTTTCCCATTCCTTCATCGGTATCCCTGTCGCGTTGCTGGACTTGATCTCTTTGTTACAGCTAACACAGCCGCAACAACAGACACAGATGATTCAATCATGATCATCAACCCAGACGCCTACACATGGTACGAATCACCTTCATACCAGCTTCGCGCAGAATCAACAGCAGACGGTTCAATTACTGTCGGCGTATATTCATTTGGTGCAGTAGCGACAAAGATTGCCGCTGGCGCATTTGGCGTGAATAAGTCGTAATTACGACACAATCAATCATGAGGCGGTTCGCTCCCGAGTCGCCTCAGCAGTAGAAAGGGAAGAGCTCATGTCTTTAGTTACTCCGTCCGAACTTCGTTCGGTACTTGGCGTGAGCTCTTCTCTCTACAATGACGCATATCTTCAAAAGATAATCGACACAAGTGAGCTTGTAATTTTGCCACTTCTTGTCTCTTATTCTTCAGCGGTTACAGATCGCCGCATCGCTTCAAATGTCGCTACCTTGACGACTAACACTCCACACAATTACATCGTGGGATCAAGCGTTGTCGTCTCTGGCGTGGATGCCACATTCAATGGCACATACACAGTTACAGCTGTGGGAACTGAATACGAATTTTCTTATGCAAAGACAAACGCGGATATTAACTTCAACGCAGTAATTCCACACGGAGACACTTATCTTTCAGGCAAAGATGCCGCCACAATCTATGCAAGCAATCCAGCCGTTTATGAAGCAATCATCGTCGTCTCCGTTGAAGTATTCCAATCCATCACAGCTGCCGGCGGGCAGATTGAAGGCGTTGATTTTCAGGTAACGCCATACAGAATGGGTCGCTCACTCTTAAATCGCGTCATTGGAATTCTTGGCAAGTCTTTGGATACCGGAGCGATGCTGGCATGACGGCTTCATCGATCGCGGTCAATGTCCGCGGCGCACTCAAGACGGCAATTGCTGGAGTAGCGGCTAACACTTACGACTCAGTACCCGAAGCGCCGATTGTCCCTTTTGCCGCGGTCGTACCTAGCACACCGTATCTTGAAGCGAATCTGATCGGGACTTCAACCCGAGTCAAAGTCAATCTTGTACTCACAGTCGGAGTCGCTATGTACTCCAACGCATCGGCGCTCGATAACATCGAGAAGCTGATCCTCAGCATTCTGGCGGTTATTCCGTCAGGTTACACGGTGGGAAGCGTGTCGAATCCTGTCCCAATGACGATCGGAGCGTCAGAAATTCTGATGTCCGAGATCGAACTCTCAACCCAGTACACACAGACAAACTAGGAGCAAAATTATGGCAACGACCGTCATCACAGGGCGCGATCTCGTATTGACGATCGCGACCGTAAGTTACGACGCACAAGTAACAACAGTATCTCTTGAAGCCGACCATGTAATCGAGACTTATCAGACACTCGATGGACGCGCTTACAAAGCCATCGATGATTCATGGACTCTCAATGTAGAAATGCTTGCAGATTGGGGCGCAGCTGGTTCACTCTGCGAATCACTCTGGACAGCTACTGAATCAGCACCAAACACAACTTTGGCTGCATCACTTACAGCTGCAACTGGCGCTGTATTTGCTTGCAACATCTTGCCAACATTCCCAAATGTCGGCGGTTCAGCACCAGACGCACAGACTGTCTCGCTATCCTTTCAAGTAGTGGGAACACCAACCGAAACATTCAGCTAAGAGATAGGAAATCGGGAGCATGAAAACAGGAATCACAATTACATATTTCTCAGGGGACTCGGAGTCGTTCACCGCATCGACACCGGAATTCGTAAAGTGGGAACGAAAGACAGGCTTGAAGGTTACACAGCT